AGAGACTCTGTTTTTTTCTCTCGCTCAAAAACAGCTATGACTGCATGGTTTCGGGAGTTCTTTCTCAGGAAGTCAACCAACTCATCCCCTACGATGATTTTAGAAACCGATACCCCCTCCAAAGAGAAGTAGTCACCATGCTCAACGTGATGAATATTTAAGTTGTTCACGGAAATATCATCGCCGTCTTCCGTATCGAGATACTCAGCGTATTCTCCATCAGCGTCATAGATAACGTCGTTGTCAGAATCTCGGCGATAGATGGTATTGAAACTGGATCTGGGATTAATAATGCAGATAGCTCCATGTTGCCGAAGCTGGTCTACGGTCGCAGTCTCCTTATCGATCCCAAGCTCATTCTCCATTTGCCACAAGCAGTAGTATCCAAGTTCTGATTTCTCATCACTCATGAATACAGCAGGCAAAGGCTTTGGAACCCCATCCTCGTCATCATACGCTTGACCAACAACTGAGCCTACTCTCGGAATCAAGCCAGACGATTTGATTTGAGAAACGAACTTCGTAATGGTTTCGTGATAAAGCTCCGATGGGAATGAACTGCCAATTTCTACCTCTGAAAGATTCTTCCACTCAGAGAAATCTGACTTCTTCTCTGGTTCGACCTGTTTCTGAAAGCCAGACGGTCCATTCAAAATCAAATGGAAATCACCTGGAACCAATCGCCTGAACTTGGAGCTTTTCTTCAGTCGGTCAATCAGCTCATCACCGTTTTCCTCAGTCGCTTTACTATGCCGAGCAACAACTAGTGGTGGAGCATCCCGATAATCGATCCTAATATCGAACCGATCTGACCAATCCCCAAGCTTCGATTCGTAGTATTCGATGAAGAAGGGAAGCGCCTGCTCATGCGTAGTGTTTGGTTCCCAGGCTATTACCTTTTCTCCAACCAACACAACTCTGATGCTTTTGAAGTCCCAAATGCTCTTCACATCAGCCAAGAAAGGATTGAGGTAGTGAGGAACTCCCTCGTCCACATCAACCATGGATGATTCCTCAACCGACTCCGTCTCGCTAGACGATAAATCTTGCACAACCAAAGCAGGAAGAAATCTGACGTTCAGTCTTTTTAAGGCTGCGAGCCTATGCAGACCTTCTAGCAGATATGGACCGTCTTCATCTATAACAACAATTAGCGGAGATATTGCTTTATTTTCTTTTATTTTCTCTGCTAGATTTTTTGCGTGCTCTACAGCTCTATCTCTATACCCTACAATCGACTCCAATGTATCTGACGAAGAGACTAGATCGAGAATGGGAACTACTCTAATTCCTTTGAGGAGTTTGTAATCATCCAACGTCGCTGAAATAGAATCCATATTGTCTACATTGTTGAGAACCTCAAAGCCATTTATCTCGCTACCCGCTAAAGGATACTCTTTCTTTTTCCACTTTCGTTTTCTTTTTTTGGGCTCGCCCTGTTGCTTACTATCTGGTTGTTTAGGTAAAAATTGTTCTGCTGCAATAGAATCAGCCTTGTCCTTTGCTTTGTCGAAATCATTGAAGATCGTAGCAAATGGAAGGACTTCACCTGACTCCACATCCATGACAGTAACCGAATAACCAGAAGAGATTTTCGTCACTCTCACCTCAAAGGAACCATCTTTGTTCTTGACCGAATACATGGCAGTATTCGAATCTTCCCTCAACTCATCAACCATGGATGATTCCTCAACCGACTCCCCAAATCGAGGCTTAATAGCACGCTTGTCATAGACGGCATACATGTCAGCAGGCTCAACGCCAGTAGCCATTCTCTTTGGAACCTTCACACCAGAGTACAAGAGCTTTCGCAATTGCTTAGCGAGGTGACCAGAGTAGTCCAACATATCTGAGTTCTCGGGATCCTGCTCAATCTGTCGAGTCAGAACAAAGAACCAATTCCTCTCCTTGTCATTCTCCACAGGCTCATAACCGAGCATCTCAGCGATGTGTGCATACTCTTTGTAATCCGACACATCCCAGAATCCCATACCGAGATTTTCGTCGATATCGACCATGTGAACATTGGCGCCTTCACCATCCCCTGCGTAGTCAGACGCGGTTTGTGGACTCGCGGTGAAGTACGCGCCTTTCCCATAGACAGTCGCATTTCTCGTTTCAGCTTCTGGGTCAAACTCTTTGAAAATGCGATTGGTGCCATGATAAGCAACGCGCTCAGTCACTGACTCACCCTTGGCCATAGCAAGCACGCGCTCAATTATCTGATCCAATTCCACAGGATGAATAGGACCGAACTCAGAAAAAGGAGATTGCTTGATCCTCTCAATCAAGGCTTCTTCACCGCCCATCTTCAAATATTTGTGGGCGACATCGCCGATTTCTTCCCACACTTTGTCCAGGTATCTGGACAAATACCCTTCATTGTGGATAGGAATCAAATCCCATTTTTCAAGCTCATCATCAGTGAGTTCTCTTTCATACGTCACAGTTCCATGCCGAGTAAAACGATCCCTCTCCCCCGTCTCGCCAAAGGAACCATACTCATCGTATTTCGACCACCCATCAGGAACCGCGCCAATCGCCACAGGACGAAGCGTAAGGCCATAGGTGAATGACTCTGTCATTGACTCAGAATCATCGTTCATTCTTGTAATAGCACTTGCTGGAACACGTTTAGCGACAGGGTGGGGAAATTCCAGATCATCAATCTGCCAATCAAACTCGTCAGGGTCAAGTTCGAGAATCTCACCGCCCACATCATTTTGATGATCTATCGCATCTTTCTTGTTATCGAACATATGAACAACATGCGCATGATATTGAGAAAGTTCACCAGCTTGCGGCCAACGCTTCGAGAACTCATCCTCATCCCCGAGTGGGACTAAATCACTACCATCCCACTTGCCAACAACATGATAAAACGTTTTTTTGGAATCATCCTCAACAACTCTATCCCTACTCTCACCAAGGAGATTCTTATAGGTATCCATCATGATCCCAAGCTGATAAGCTTCAAAACCTTTGTCGGTACCGAGATCAAGAACATCATCGATATTATGACCAGTGCCGCCTTTATCAAAATGATCCTTCACCTTTTCCCAAGATGATTGAGCATTATGCTTTTTAACAAAATCCATCATCTTGCGATAATGGTTAGCCGCTCTCCATCGCTTGATTTCATTCTCATCCAGAACAAGAGCCTTCACCTTCTGCTTAGCGAGCTTGGCAATCGACACCCGGGTAGCTCCACCGGCAAGGAGAAGGGAACCATTCCTTTTGCGAATCACCAAGGGCATTGGGAGAGAACCCCCGGCTTGGATCTTCCGAACCATGGAATCAGGATCTTTCGCCCCACCATAGCTAGTGACTTGCTTTCTGAACTTCGCATAATCAGAGTGCGCAAACCTGAACTCGTTGTCCTTGGAGAGAGCCTCAGGATCAATCTCTTCAACCTCAAGGCTGTTCTTGAACATCTCCCACGCGGCTTGTTTTTCCTCTGGCTTCGGATACCCAGAGCCAAGCATCAAACTATCGACATCACCCTCATGAAACTCATCCTTGAGTTCTTTCTCCGTTGGATAAGTCCAATTGATGGGTTTGATATTTAGAGCCTCATCAACCTCTTGAGCGTCTTCAGCCTTGGCCAACGGTTGTTGCTCAAACTCAGCCGAGAAGAACTTCAGCTCACCATCAACTCGCTCGGTCTTCATGATGACATCACCCAATGAATCAAACACGCGGACACCGTCTTTCCTAGTCTCAACCGTGAACTCAGGATGCTCACCAATCACCGTGAAGAATTCATCCTCACTGACCTCTTGCATGTCAGCCTCAATGACTCGCTTTTTACGTTGAGGGATCTCCTTACCAAGCTTCTGATTGATAAGGGCATCCACCTCTTCTTCGCTGTACTCAATTCCTGTCGGACTCTGGTAGTTGTTTTGTTGAATATCCCGAAGGAACGCAAGCGACAAATGTTCTGAAGGAGTCCTCACCTGGGAATCTCTAAATTCCTCAAGATCACTCGACTCCCCAACAACCCGCTTCAAACTCTCGACCTTCTTCCTTGCCTTGTAAGCCAAACTGACTTCACCAGCTTTCTCGTAGTATTCCGCATCCTGCTCAGCTTGAGCGAGGTCTTTCTTCATCGCTTCTCGTTTGAATTTGGCAAAGTCAGTCATCGGTTTATCTCCTCAATTTCTCAAATCAAGCGACAGTCGGAGTCTTCTCATCACTCTTTTGCGCATCTGCTTTCAGTTCCATTGCCACAAGCTGTGAGTAATAAAGCTTGTTCTCTTCGAGATGATCCATTCCGATCTCAATCGCCATCATGGGATCTTGAGTGTGCTCAAACTCAATCCAATACCCCGCCTCAAGCTGGTCTTGAGGAAAATCGGAAGGGTCTTTACCAGCGGCGAGACCGCCTTCAATCTGTTCCTTCCAGCCCTTGAGAGCTTCAGAGAAGGGGATCTTCGGAACTTGCACATCGAGATTGCCAAGAATTGCTGGCTTGACTATCTCGTCTTCAGCTTCCATCTGAGACTTGAGCCGGAACTTCGAAAAGTCTGAAGGCTCAGAAGCTTCGCCAACACTCTCCTTGACCTTGTTCTTCTCAGCAGTAATCGCATCCATGACTACCTGGATTTTGTCAGAAGGCTTAGCCGCAAGAGCCGCTTTCTGAATCTCCTTGAGAGTAGTGATCGTGTTGTAGTCTTCGGGGAAACGGTACGAGACGACAGTATCCTTGATCATTCTTGAAATCTGGAATTTTCCTGTCCGGCGCCACACTCCATACGAATTCCAAGATGGAACTCGAATGAAGACCTGCCGACCGATCACCATCTCAAGAGGATTACCTTCCTCATCCTCTCCAATAGGAATGTGAGCATAAGGCTCATCCCCATTGAGCTTGGCGTTCAGCTCGCTTACCAATGCTGACTGCATATCTCGTCGAGAGAATTTAGATCCCTTCCGAGCTTCCCCAGAAAAGATCTTACCCATCCTGACTTTCGGAAACACTGATGACGGATCCACAACGACACTTTTATCAGAAGTGAAAGTGTAGTTGTTCTGTTTGATCTTCTGATTCTTGCCGTCAACGTAGACATGGGTAGTGACAACAAGAGGAACGGTCATCCCCTCTCCACCAAGAGCAGCGCCTGAAACATCTGATAGGCGAACCATGAAATCAGCAGTCAAAGATCTCTTACCATCCGGGGTTTTGAACTTGACCTTCATTCCTGCATAATGCGGAGACCCCAAATCATCTTCCTTGACCTCAGGATAGAGACTGATCTCAGCTTCAAGTCCAGGTTCCCAGGTTTTGAGATATTCCAAGAAAGAATCAACCTGAACTTCTCGGCTCAAATAGTCTTTGACGAAAATAGCGAGCTGTCGATATTTCCTATCCATCGCCGCCCAATCCGTCTTCGGCCTTGGAATGGCACCAGAACCGACACCACCACCTTGAAGAACCTCGTAGGCCGCATTGACCCGCTTCATCTCCTCGGGGTCACCACCCAAGTCTGGGTGATGCTTTCGGCTAGCGTCTCTGTACGCCTTCTTGACGGTGTCCGCATCCCCGGCCTGCTCAGGAGTCAGACCCAAGACCTTCATCGCCTCATCGGGACGCATAGCTTCTTCTAGGCCAATCAGCTCAGAGATAATCTCAGCCTCATTCAAATCCAAGTTCAAATTCTTGAACGTCTCTTCAATCGAGAAAACGGATCGCTGGACCTTCGGATTTTTCAGCATGGGGGTTCACCTCTTCTTTTTCTTCTTAGGAGCTTCAATTCGGCCTGTCTTGCCCTTCTTCTTGATTGGAGCGTATGAGCCCCCCAACATCTGGTAAATCTTCCTGGTGACCAAGCGAGCCGTAAATGCGTTGTACTCTTTGTCCATGTGCGCAAGAGAACGGGCGCGAGCCCAAAGTCTAGTGTCAGCAGGTTTGGCCTTTGCCTCTTCCAACCAGCCGAGTTCACCATCCTCGTATTTCACAAGAGGCATGACCAATCCCCCATCAAGGCTTAATCGTGATTTTCTTGAAAGCTAGATCATAGGACGAACCATTCCAACACATGGTGTAGAAGGTGTATCCTTCATCAGTCCACGTTTGCAAAGTTGTTTCGAGATTCCCTGGTGCAATTGCCAGAACGGTTTTCCAGGTATCTCGCCGAACACCGGATTCGATTGTCATGATTTACTCCTGCTTCTCAATCAGAGACGACAAAACATCGTTTCAATTCTATCCCCATAATGAGGTTTTAGCATGATCAATATCGATTGTGACGTCATGTGCGACTGGATCGATAGAGGACTCGTAGGAGTGCCCGATGTCATTCTGGCGATAAGAACTATGACTCCATCGACTCAACGTGCAAGGAAGACTATCGATGGACTCACAAGACACAAAAACGCGATGGTGAGGGAGTGCGCCCTCATCAAGCAAGGTGACTATCTGAACGGAAATCGCTGAGACGGATCCATGTCCCCGTCACGATTTTCCCCACACACTTTTCTTCGGTCTTTATCACTCGCTCACATTTTGGACATTTAGCGTGTATCTTTATACCGTTATAGGCGAGACCGCATTTGTAGCAGACCCCTCTTCTTTCCTTGATCTCAAGCACTGAGTCTACCTTTTCCACCAGACTTGGTGGTGGTTTCTTTGAGGGAATGTTCATTCTGACCTCCCGTGAGTTTTCCTTAGAGTGACAAGGTTTCTGTTTGTTTGTATAATCCAAAAACTGGGAGGTTAGCAATGAACGAACGTCAAGAAAACCAGAGCCGGAAAAAAGTGCCTGATACCTTCACTACCAAAGATCTGATTACCGAAGCAGCCAAACGCTCTCCTGGGATCACCAAGGGGAACGTCAAACGCATTTGTGACTTGGTTTGTGAAATCCTCGGGGAACAGATCAAAGAAAAAAAGAGCATCAGGCTCAACAGCGTTGGCGTCATGCGCATGAGGACCCTTGCCGTAAGGAAAGGCCGAAACCCCATGACAGGTGAGCCTATCGCAATTCCTGAGCGGTATGGAATCAAATTCCAAATGTGTCGCAAGCTAGATTTCTATCTGAACAAAGGAATCGACCTCTACGACGTTGGCGATGAGTGTGACGATGTGAACGAAGCAGTTGAGAGTCTGGAACAAGACGAGGATGAATCTGATGACGGAGACAACTGCTGACAAAGAAAATCCAGACGTCCGGACAACTGACCTCGTCAAGCTAGCTCGGAAACTTTCCACCAAGTACAACGTCTGTGAAATCGCTATCAGTCACATCATCATTGATATTCGAAACGGGCGCCTCAGGGACGAGGACGAAGTCACGAGAATGGTGAAACGCAAACAGCGGTTCAGGTAGACTCCCTCAGGACCTCATCCCGCTTCTCGACAGCCTCAGAAAGCGTCTTGAACGTCCCATGACGAACCCTCTTGATCATGACCATGTAGCGACCGTTCGGCTCAAGACGAATGTACTTCTCCCCGAGCTTCCCCTCCACACCAGAAGTCTTTTTGAGAACCCCAGACTTCACAAACTCCTCCACGGTCTGAACCTCCCCTGCCGCCTTCCTATACTGAAACCGCGCATAATGCTTTTTGCAAAGACCAGAGCAATGAACAAAAGCATCACAGAGCTTGCAGTATCCAAGGTCTCCGTTCGCCGGTCTCCTCGGCTTCGTTCCCTTGCTTTCTCTTTCTACGATCCGAACCACTCCCTTTCTCTCCGTTATCTTTTCCCAAAGGTCTGGCCTCGAAGTAAACAACGACAAAGGATCAGTTATCTCGTCTGACTTTGCACGCATTTTTGTATGAAAATAACCATAGTGCTTTTTGCAAAGACCATCAGAAAAAGCTTTCTCTTCACACATGGAACAAACTGAGAACGTCTTGGTTTGACCTCGTGAACTAACCGTAGCTCTCACCTCAGCCTTAGAGAAGTCCAACACAAGAGCTTTATACTCCTTGGTTCTCTTCCCATTCCATAGCTTCATCTCCCTAAATACCCGCTCCTCAACATGAAACCCAACCTCTTCGAATTTGGATATCATGTCTTGGTAGAACGGATACTTCTTCCCTCTCACATAGAAATCTTCCAGACAAATACAAGCGGCCTTTGATGATTCCTTCCTATGAAACAAAATGACTGTCCTCAAAAGCCTTGACAAGAACCTTTCATATTCCCCATAAGTCTCTCGGTAATTCCCTTTGTATCCATAGTCCTCAGCTCCCCAGTATGGGGGGCAAGTAAAAAGAAGACCGGCATCAACTGGTTCCGAATAGAAGGAATTGACGACACCAAATGACACATCATTTCTGAAGGAAAATACCTCTCTCAACTCATGCACCAAATATTGGTTCATATCTTGCCCGGTGTATCGGAGCCCATTCAATATGGCACCACTCGCACGAGCGCCCCAGCCAGCAAAAGGATCAAATACTGACTCAATAGAGAAGCGTTCCTTCATCTCTTTCATCAAAGAGAACGCATCCTCAACGAAGAACCAACTAGCTGGTTTCATTTTCTTGTTATTGATTCTCGCCTTATTGAATTGCCCTGGCAAATTATCGATTACCTCTCCGTCGTTCACCTCTGCAAAGGAAAGAGAACCTTCATGTTTGGCTTGATAAAACGACACGAGATTCATATGCAACATCTTATCGATCACATTGAAGTCACCACTCTCAACTGCCTTCTCTGGCGAGATGCTCTTCTTCCTTAGGTATCTCAAAATTGGAAGAAGATTATTCCTGTCGTAGTAGCTATGCATGGCACTACAGACCCCATTTGCAAGGGCTCTTTTACCACATGAACACTGCTTTCTTTGCGACTTCCCCAAACACGAATAACAGAGCATGGAAGAAAAAGCTTTCGCCCCACACTCCAAGCACACTGACCATCCCGATTCGGATTTAAGGTAGTTCTGATATCTCATGTATTTGTAATCAGAGAACATAAACCCCTTGTCTCTGTACATCAACTCTAGAAATAATTTGGCATATTCTCCGCAAAAAGAAAGATTGAATATGGTGAATTCCTTGTCCCCCATAACCTTCGTGCTCTTATTTATTCTGCAATTGATATCGAGAGAAAGGCAAACTTCTTGAATCTTGGAGAGTAACAGATGGCTCTTGCTTGCGATTGAAGCCTTCAATGAGGGGTTTTCTGATTTTTCTCTCTTAGGAACATAGACACCTACGGTCCCGTCCGCGTCAAAGAATCCTCTTACAAAATGAAAGAACTCACCCTGTAACAGACCTTCGGGTACAAAAACCTTGTCGGATTTTGGTCCACACAATCCATAGTTGTTCTCATAGAAATTGATTAAGTCATGAGAGTGGATATAGAGATCAAAAACGTCGTTCTTTCTCGGATAGACGTGGAATGGTCCCACGTACCGCAAGACAACACTTCTCAAGTAGGCATTGCAACAAACCGAAAGGCGAGCTGTCGATTTCTTCCGGTAGATGTTCCCATCACCAAAAATCAAACCCAGAAACCACCAGTAGTCAGGCGTGCGATCTCGAAGCCCTGACTGCAAAAAATCAAGAATCTTGGCCGCATCTTGTTTCATTTGACTCATCCCGGTAACCCTCCACGAAGTACCCTAAGGGTCTTATCGGAAGATCTGATGAGTAGTCAAATTATTTTATCACTTGGATCCCGCTGGGTTTATAGCAGGAAAGGGGATGAACAGTCCCTTGTGTGTTATTTAATCACAAGGGACTTGTTACAACCTGAATGATTACAGGTTGATTACGCGGACGCGCTTGTAGAATTCGCTCCGAAGAAGTTTCTTTGCGTATCGAGTCCGCATACCTTTTCGGATTACGAAGTCAGCCGGATCCAGGAACGACTGAGTCACTTGCAGAGGGACGTATGGTGCCCACACGTACCCAGCATCTACGAATGACTGGCCTTTGTAGCCCATCAGCAATTCGCCAACACCAGCTCCGCTTCCAGGATTGGTCACAGGGAAGAACGGATCCTTGTAAACGATCCACTTGGAGCTGAGCGTTCCGGTCTTGTAAACGCCGAACGTGTGTGGCTGTTCAATCTTGTCGCCAGACATATCGGAGAACACAGGACGGAAGTCACCGTGGGTCGAGAGCTGCTCAAGGAGAGCGGACACATCGGGACCAGTGACGATCCAGTTCGCAGGACCACGGAGAGTGTCCTTGTGAATCTGATTCGAACAACGAGTCAACACTGTGATGAGCGAGCGAATGTGGAACAGCTCAGGAGTCGCAGTGGGGATCGTCGTAAGGTCAAACGTCACAGGATAAAGCGAAGAAGCTTCGTAGAGATCCTGTATGATTTCACGGTCGAGTTCGAGAGAGATGTCAGCAGCAACGCCAGCAACGATCTCACTCTCTGCATCGATTCCATGGAATGCCTTGAGGTCTTCAGCAGCCTCAGAACTCCAGAGTGCCTTCAACTTGCGAGAAGTCGCTTTGACTTCCACGAGCTGAATATCGATATTCACCTGGGGAATGTTCGTGTTTGCTTCCATGTTGTAGTTGTATTTTGCAACAACATTGGTAGCAGCATCAGCGGGATCAGCCGCATTGTAAGTGACACTGACAGCACCAGTAACGTAGTTCACGGTACCAGCAATTGCACCAGTAGGACCTGTACCAGCAAGCACACCAGAACCATTATCGGTTGCGGTGTAGATGTTTCCACCGATGGTTGCGGAAACAGTCACTGACAAAGGGCGCACAGGAACGTAGTCCAGTGTGCTCGTAAAGGACACAGCAATACCGTCACCGGCACCAACAATCTCTTCATCGATAATCTCAGAAGAGTAGTAGCGGTTGAAGTCTTTCACCAGGGTGTCACCAGCAGTGACCTTGCCCTTGGTCGATCCGTATTTCAGATCGAAATAGAAGACGCCGCCGATAGGAGCTGTCATCGGCTGAACCGAAACGATCTCGTTGGCGATCAGGTTCGGCCAAACGCGACGAAGAAGAGGGAACACAAATTTGAGATAGGAACCGACGTTCCCTGTATCAGTGTTCTCTTTCAGAGACTGCATGTGGTTAGCCTGATTTTCATACAGGATCGCCATTGAGTTTGCAGTGTGCTCGTTACGAACACCCTTGAGAAGTTTGTCCCACTTCTTGCGAAGATCGTGGACATAGGACTGGTTGTGAACGCTCTGAGCGCCCGACTCCATAAGCTGCATACAAAAACCTCCAACAAAAATGCTTTGTGCGAAGCAAAACAGTGCGGCGACAAAGTGTCGCGACGTCCGCACTGTTCTGAATATATCACCAAATGATTTGTTTATTAGGGGGTAATGCCAGAGAGCTTATCGAAATCTTCGATAGGCAAATCAGTTCCTGGAACCACCTGAGGCTTTTTCTTTGGTAATGTAGGACGAAGTGAAGATTCTACGAGATTGTTAGTAGGGAGACGACGACGCTTCAAAGACGACTGAACAGCCTCAATTAGTGACGGTCCATTTTCAACTTTTTGACGGTACGCTCCAACAATCGTATTCACTTCTTCCCGGCTCGTCGGATTCCGGCTCTCAAAAAGAGTTCGAATCTGAACAGCGTTTGGATTACCCACAAGTTTCTTATCCAGATACATGCGGTGCTCATATCCCTCCATCAAATTGCTCATCTTCATCGCGTCTTCCGTAAGGCGCTTGTTCTCTCCCACTAGCCCTTGGATCCGCTCCTGAAGCTCCTCAACCCGCTCCTCGAACTTCTGAACCTTCATCTTGTTCGAAACAGACTCCTGTCTCTCAAGCTCTTTGCTCTCCTCGATGTAAGGTGCGCAAATGGTTTTCAGCTCCTCAATCGACTCAACATGCTTGAATCCCTTTAAGGACTCCTTGATCTGCTGGAACCGAGGATGCTTTGAGCAATTTCTCTCAAGGAACAAGGAGAATCCGAGATCCTTTGAAATCGCGCCGAGACCAAAGTTCTCTTCCTTGAGCTTTCGGTTCTCATCGAGAATACCGGCAACCTTCTGCTGATAAGCCTCTTCGAACTCCCCAATCAGTTTCTCTTTGAGGATTGGAGTCACCTGATCAACAGCCCACTCAAGAGCAATTTGACGTTGTTCTGGTTGCTCCTCAGGGATTGCTGGCTCAAGAGGCTCAGAAGGCGACGTGTCGGCCTCTGGCTCGTCCGAGGCAGGGATGGGCAGGTCGGCCTTTTGGGTGAACCTGGAAGCCAAATACTCCTCACTGCCAGAGTGCAATGAAGCGAGGATTCGCTTAGCTCCATCCTTCAGGCTGTCAGCCTTCTTCGCAATGGCGACCACGTCTTCAGGTGCGAGACCCTTCGAACCTTGGGTGACCATCTTGGGGATATTCGTCTTGAACAAAATGTTCGGCTCTTGTGACTGGGGAGTCCCCTTGGTGAGAACCCAAAAATCACCCACATCATCAGAGAGAGCATCCGAAACCGGCTTGTCTCCCACTGGGGGCATTTCTGGTTCCAAAGCGCCCTCAGGAGCTTCAGGGTTCTCGTCACCTTCTGGCGGTGTATCAATTCCAGGCTCAGCCTCAACCACTTCCTGCTTTGGCGTGACCAACTTTGGATCCACGCCCCATTTTTTCGAAAGATCATTCATGGAACGCTCCAATTCCTTTGCATCTTGAGGAGACTCCTTTTTGGCCTTGTCTACCTCAGCCTTCATCGAAGCAATGTGCGCTTGCCTTGAAGCTACATCCTGTGGAGCTTGCTCAACACATTCCCCATCATCAGTGTCCTCTCCCCACGCTTCGCAAACTTGCGCGAGTGACTCCTCAACAGGTGCCGTTCCCTTCACAAGCCACAAATCATTTTCTGGCTCAACAGAGACGCTATCACCACCATAGAGATCGAAAAGCTTAGCGAACTTCTTTGCCAATGTTTCTTTGACAAAAGTTACGACTATTTCTTTTCCTCTTTGAATGATGTCCTCAAAGGGAATTTTGTAATCAAGCATCATCTTTTTGGCGTCCGCAATCGCGGACTCTTTCAGAATCATCTGATCATCCCTTTTGTCTTTTTGCTCCATAGAGAAATCAGGATATGAAGAGGTGACCGCTGGGTCACTCACTGCATCAAATGTCATCAGACCAAAGTCCTCTTGAACAACGTCATATCCCTCTTCATTTACCTTGACCGAGCCATACCCACGAGACGAAACACCGATCTCACAATTGGCATTACGAATCGCCGCAAGAGTCTTGCCATTCGGTGTGTCGATAACTTCAAGCTCACCAATGATCTGACCATCCTCGTTCATTTGGAGGTTGGTAATGACATGTGAAACTCGCTGAAGTTTCGTCTTACCGTCAGAATTACCCGTCCAGAATGTGTTTCCATTCTTGCGAACGTAGAAATTCCCATGAGTCACTGACAAACAAAAAATCCTTCCGTCATGGAGAATCTCATCGATCTTCAAAAACCGAGGATCCATCCACACGTTTTTCGCTCCACAAACATGGAGCTGATACAAAGGCTTTTTGTTCTCAGATTTAATGAGACGCCCCGCGTACAAGTAGTCATCAGTAGGAACGATAACTGAAACACTACCGGCCTTCCCCGTCTTCACTAGGCATTCATGCAAGTCATCAATCAACGTTTTGGAAACGGAGAACATATCAGTTCTAGTTCTCTTTGCTCCCGTAAGGATGGACTCACAAAACTCTTGCTTGAATGTCTGCTCTGATTCTTGCTTTTTGTTCGCGTGAACAAACCGACCATCCCCAATACAGAACCAATACAAAAGCTCGTGAAGAGCATCTGGACCAAGGTTCTTCACTTCAGCGGGGATGTACTTGTCATAGCAAGTCCCAAGCTTTTTGAGATAGGAATACAAACGAGCATCAGCCGTATAAAACCCTGTACTATTCTCAGTCCACTCAATATCATGAGGGAACTTATCGAGAATGTCAGACTGGATCATGGCCTTTGTCCATTCAGTCTTTTGGCTGATGAACACCCCATAAGTATCCGTTGTATCCGAACTGCAATTACCCTCAGACAAATAGATTCCCATGAATGCCGCAAATACCTTGGAATCAATCACAAGGTCATTCCGCATGTCATACTTGAATCGTTGACTTGCATTAGGTATTCCTGGAATAACGAATTCGTCCAGACCTCTGTACTCCCAGATCGCTGTCTTCGGAATTGCCGAATGACCAAACGATTTCGGACTCTCAACGATCTCTTGCAAGGTCGCTTGAATCTGCTCATTCTTGCTCTCTGGTCGATTCACAAGGATGAACTTGTGAGCTGGCGTGAAACCAGCCTGGAATGTTCTTCCGTGAACAAAATACGCAGGACCACAATAATCCTGATCCGTTATCCCAGTGACCTCAGAAAGAACCGCCTTATGCTCTACACGAGACCAAACCTGAGACCCGACCTTCACTTCCGAAAAAGGCTTCCACCCCTCAGAAGTCAAAACATCGAAGTCATTGTCAATAAAACAAGGGTGGTCAAGTTCACCCAACACCCGGCGCTTGTTAATTGCCTCTGACAACTTATTCAACTCTCGCTTCCAGAGCTTAGCTGGATATATTCTCTTATTCGCCGTTGGAACATCGGCGCGAGCGAACTCACCCCGAGCTACCAACTTCCCACCTTCCGCGCTCTCTTCGATAGAGAAGCGAAGGAAGGCAGTATCCTGAAGCAATTGCTTCCCCATCTTCGCTACTCCTTATTTCGACTGTACGGGAACCTCGCCCTTTGGCTTCGATTTATAGGGGTCTTCCCCGACGTGCTGTCCACCCAGATCTTCGGGCTTCACTGGCTTCTGGCTCTCAGATCCCGGCTTCTCCCCAAGGTGCTTGAGTCCCTTCTCAGGGGCAACTGGCTTTTGCTTCACGACGTTCGGAGCTTGGCCAACATGCTTCAGATCGCCTTCTGGCTTCACTGGCGCCTGCTTGTTCGCATCGGGAGCGTCCTGGCCAACATGACCCTCATGAGCTAACGCCTCAACCGGTTTCTGTCCAGCGTCCTTGAGAGCTTCACCTGCGTGAGTCACCGCCTGTGTGCTCAACGTCTGCATAGCCTTCATCGCTCCCTGAATGTAACTGGCCATATCCTTGAGAACGGCCATTGCATCAGCAGGAGTCAAAGCATTTTTCTTCAAACGAAGAAGAGTTTCAGAAGCATCTTCCTTCATAGAAGAAAAGTTCTGAGGCATGTTCTGCTCTGTCGCAATCCGAAGGAACTCGCCCTGCAAGAACTCTTCGGTGTACTCCTCTTCAACGTCATCTTCCCCAACGTGCGGCTGACTGCTCTTGTCAGACACCCCAGCCTTCGCAAGATCCGTCCCTTGCATTGGCTCTGGTTTTCGAGGCTCACCCACATGCTCAAGGTCCTTCTCGACATCAAGCTTGTTTGGCTTCTCTGGCTTGAGAGGCTCGCCCACATGGGTCAAATTGTCCTCATCCTCACAAAGGCCAAGAAAGTAATCGGTGAACTTCACTACATTCTCGAAGGCTTCCATCAAAGAAGAAGATTCGGGTTTGACGTGATTTACAGACTCCATGAGACCACCAACGATCTCCTGAGAAGTCACAACAAATTTCTTACGAGCACCAGCCTTCTTTGATCCCTTGAGACGGGACAGCCGAGCTTTCTTTCGCTTGTATGCTGGCTTCCGGCGAAGCTTGCGAAGCTTGCGGGTGATCTTGGATTTCTTCTTACGATAGTCCCGACGAGCAGCGGAACGGTCGGAAGCTTTCATTCGCTTCATCTTGACCTTTTTCAGCCCCTCTTCAAGAGTCTCTTGGCCTTCGTCTTTGCTCTCCTCAAGGGGGAGAATGCCTCTCGCCTGATCGGCGGGGCGCAACGTTCTCATCTCCTTGAGCTGAGAATTGAGATCTAAACCAAGAGCAGCGAAATCTTCTTCAAGGGACCGCACAACGCGGAAAGGGTTAAACGTCATCTCTCTCTCCTCACTCCATGTGTTTCTTCAAAGAGGTCCTAGTCCTTTTCAACAAATCGACAGCCCTATGAAGAGTGTTATCAAACTTCTTGGACGAATCATGAAGTTCATTAAATCCAAAGAATGGGAGATTCTTTCCCCGCAAATCTGAATAGAAATTCTGGACTTGATTGTGAATCGCATCCAAGTCTCTTAGAAGTTGAGAAACCCTCGCATCAGCCGAGGAGAGGACGGAGACACTTTCCTCTTCTTGTTCGATCAGATCCTCAAGACGAAAACTCTCCTCCACCGGCAAGTTCAAGGTGGAAAACGTCTCATCCAAGTCTCTCACTGGGATTGGAAGACCAATGTTCATTTCGTCACCTCAAACTCAACCGTTGGGGTTCCGTCAATCACGATCCTCTTCGGTATCGCGGAAAACGAGTCAGAGTGAGGGACGTCGTCGCTCAACTCAACCTCAATCTTAACATTGCGCAAATCAAATTTGATTGATTTCGTTATGGTCTCCTGACTCTCATCTCTTGGCTCAATTTCCATATCGAGATTGATTGCTTGATTTGGCACTACCGGCCTGATGTGCAACATCCCGGAAGACATATGCTCAATCTCATAGGACCACATCAACCGAGCGCCCTTGATCCCTCCCAAGTCATACTTTTGGGGATCCATTCCAATAGCCTTCAAAAACTGGTCACTGTAGGTATCAACCTCAACAACCGTCGTCAGCGTATCCATTCCATCACCTCATCGCACGCTTCATTTCATAGGCCAAACCACGAAGCTCGTTCAGCCTTCGACCAAGCAGCGTGTTCCTCTTGTCCATCATATCGAGGATCTGAGCTTGCTTGTCCATGTGACTTTCTGTGATTTGCTTCATCTTTCGATAAGCCAACTTCTCTGGATTCACTGACTCCATCGGCGCTGATTCATCGGGAGCTGGTTGAGCTTCCTTCATCTTGGCAATCTGAAGAGCTTCATCATCGGACATGCCAAGAATCTTGGTCCAGATAAACCAATCAGGGAAGTTCATTTGCTGGTACTGCTGAGCCAACTCGACCTTCGCACGCTCAACCTCAATCTGAGCAATCTCAAGAGCGCCCGAAGGAATCACCATCTTGAGCTTGTATTCAATTTTGGCTGGGTCAATGTTTCGGCTTGCGAGGTCAACATCACAGATCTGTCTCACACCAGTCTTGATTGCCCTCTGAAGACGCATCACACTCTTTGCAAACCGCACATCCATCATGCCAAGATTCGCTCGGCCAATGGTCTCGTCCGCTCCGAGATAACTCTTGGGAACACCAAGAGCCGTGAACATCTTGTCTCTGAAATAGTTGGTGTCATCGACTTGTTGACCATCGAGACCACTCAACAGCTCAATCTCTGATGTCCTTTTCTCTTTTCTCTTAGCGATGAAAAAATCTTCGTCCACGGACAAGGGATTGTATTGAAAGGACATTTCTCCAGTTACCGGATCGACAATCTTCTGTTTCTTGAACTCATTCTTGACGCGGTTGATTTCTTTCTTTGCTTCGTTTGGTGGGATATCACCTACGTCCACATAGAACACATACCGCTGAGGAGAGCGCGTGACCTTGTAAAGGACCATCGCATCTTCCATCATCTGAATCCGCTTCCAAACCCAACGAGCAGGTTCCAAAATCGATTCACCGTAAAGACTGGTGAGCGTATTGGTATTGGTGCGAAGACGATAGTGAGCAAGTTCCCAAGGCTCATAAACCTTAACCGCATTTTGAGAACGGGTCATGGGATCCATTGCCTCATCATCATACAGACGACGCAGAAAATCATCTGTACTTACTGAAAACCCCTTGTTCTCATCCTGAATGAAACCAAAATCATTACCCATCTTGTCTGAAATTCTACGAATTTCTTCTTGTGGATGCTCAAGAATCTTGACCACGCCGACTCCGTCAAAGACGATAATCTCGTGAAACAGATTCCCTTTGTGCGCAATTTGCCTTGCCCAAGACCAGAGATCCTCTTCAATCTCTAACTGCTTGTGCAAAACGAAATCGAGAATATCCACAATCTCTTGATGAGCTGATTCAACCCAAATGGATTTCTCCGTAATGGGATCTTTCTGAGTCGCCTCATCAGCATAGATATTGAGAGCCACACCACATTCTGGATAGGCATTCATATCAGAGTAATCCTGATACCTAGCAGACAAATCTTGAGACAGGTTCACTGAATCCTGTAGCCGATCATTCGGTCCACCCGTCGTCATCCCTGACAGGTAGCTCGCATATCCACCCAGACTGCTCATACCAGCATTGGCCTGAGCCCCGGCGACATACGGCTGAGGAATAGCCCGATCCCGATTGAACACGCTCCGAATCAACGACAGAGCTGACGCTGTGATAGCCATAATCCTCTTCCCTGACTTGGTTCTCAACCAATTTCAATGAGGTCAGTAACCGACAAAGTTTTTTGTGATCGCATGTCGATCACGTTACCTTCACTCGTGATCTTATTGTATGCTGGCTGAACTGTCTTTGGCTTCTTTTTGTATTGGCAAACAGCCGGAACACTTCCATAGATTGGGTCACCCCTTACCTGCTCCTCAAACTGTTCTGAATCATTCGTCTGAACGACGCTCTCGCCAGAAATAATCGGCAACGAGGACATGTTCACTGATTCAAGACCAGCCATATACACCATCCCACAGAGACTATCAGATAGATCCTTGCTGCTATTCGAAGGGTGGTCAATCATCCTCGGGGTATCCTCAAGGGTTCTCATTTCCTCAAACAGCTCTGGGTAATCGTAAACCTGAACCCTATCCTCATACATCGCTGTGCGCAAATACCGATAGGGCTCTTTGCTCTCATCCACCGAGAGGATTTGAGTTCGATAGTTCTGTTGCGACAGAAATTGCCGCATCTCTAAAGACTGGAAAGTGTCCATCGTAATGCACGCAATAGAAAACCCATGATTGGTGAAATCATAGATCAACTTTCGGACATTTCGGAAAACGATGTTTTGTTCTCTTGAGCCAACGATCTTCAGGATGAAGTCAATCTTGAAAATCGGCTGGTACTCCGTCATGTCGTTGGTTTTGGTCTCTCGAAGTCCGGCAACATGCCCCATACAAAGTCCAAAAGCATCGCCCGATGACGCGGGATCCAAATGAATGAACCGCTTTGCGTGAGGATTCAATCGAGGTTCCCACTCTCCATTGTCGAGTTGGACCGCCATTTCTGGCCAGTTCATCTGGTACCGAGAAACAGAATCCCACCAACGAGAGACCGGGGACAGTGGAGATGTGAAGGGATGAAGCCTTCCATCCTTCATTCCCTCGATCTTCTCAGTGTGAGAAATGAAGTTCGCAATAGCAAACGTAGACACACCAGCGATGTCTCGAAGAGAACCTTCTAAATCCTGGTCGAAGTCAGCCCTGAACTCCTCTGGGACGTCAATGACGATTGGTTCGTCATACTGTTCCAGAGTCTCATCGCCTTCTAGGATCCGGCCTCGATAGTGTTCCGAAGGAAGGAGTACCCTGAATTTTTTGTCACCATATTGATCGGCTTTCAGCTCAAGGATTGAACGGTCCCTCACAAATACCCGCTCATCCCCCACCGCCGCCGCGTTTCGAATCAGGCGCTGAATCAGAGAGTCATGAAGGTCTTTTGACGACGCACCAATCAAAACACCCGGGAGCTTTCCTCGCCTCATGAAGCGAGATTTCATTCGACGCATCAAACCGTCAAACAGCTTACCGGCCTTCTCGGACTCTCCGAAACGAGAATCCACTGCAACCTTTGACTTCGCTACCTTCTGAAAGAAGTTCAACTCGTCAACAAAGGCGCCCATCAAGTTACCACCCAGAGCAGCGGTATTTGTTGAACTACCGCAAACAATATTGACGTCTTTAGGGAAGTTCAGAGTGTTCTGTTTGAACGCTCGTGTGTCAGACATCTTGTTCAGTGGTGGGAACTTCTCAAGAAAATATGGTGACAACCTGATCTTGGAAACAATCTTGTCGAAAGCCGCATTTCTGGCCACATGTTCATTGGGAGCGAAGATTCCGAAGTCCACCTTCGACCCAGGATTCAATCCATACGAGAGAGCTGGATTCTTGAGACACGAGGCTTCGTAGACCATGCGCAAGATAGCAATCGAAGAGAACTCCGATTTTCCGCTGTTGTGATGAATAGAACCATGCGCCACATAGTTATGAGTTCCAGGCACCTGCAAATCCCAATACCAATCAAACCCGTTTCTTTCTATACTGATCACTCTACTATCGATAACAGGAGCATCAAATGGCAGAACAGCTTTCCCAAGAAAAGATCGCTCAGATAAAGGGACTTTATTTAGCAGGAAACTCTGCATCGAAAACAGCAAGAATCCTGGGAATAAGTGCCGATACTGTTCAAAAATATGTGCATCGTCTGGGAATAGCGCGGCCAAGCAATCGGCCAGTTGGAGCAAACCACCATATGAGCAAGTACGGGCTGTCTGAAGAAGAGAAAGAAAAGATTCGCTCTCTTGCTGACGGTGTTCGCACAATCCCAGACATCGCCGAAATTGTCGGCTGCAAATGGCAACGTGTTGAGAAATTTGTGAGGAAACACTCTCTCCCAACGAACCCGAAAGGGCGGGCACTAGGCTCAAAAAATCAAGCATGGAAAGGAGGACGAACAATATCTGCTGATGGTTACGTGTATGTTCGCGCCCCACGAAAGCATCCATACGCTCGTTACAAATCGCCTTCATGCGAGCACGGGATAATTCTTGAACATCGATTAGTGATGGAAAACATCTTGGATCGATACCTAGATCCAAAAGAAGTCGTTCACCACATAGACGGTAATTCTTTGAACAACAGTCCTGATAATCTAGAAGTCCATTCATCCAATGGTGAGCATCTGAAAGAAGAATTGACTGGACGTCGGCCAAATTGGTCTGAAAACAGCATCGAGAATATCCGTTCGTCTTCTTGGGCGAAAGGAGTGAAAACCGCTGACCGCGTAGTTGATTCAAAGATCGATAGCTACCGTCAGAGCAAAGTATCAGGTGTTCTCCGAAAGCAACGAATTCTCCATGCTCGTGAACGACTCGGTAAAGATCACCCTTGCCTTTGCGGAACGGAGCGGTTCCTGGACGATACTCAAAACGACTCCCAGTCCAAGACTTGTACAGAGTAGAAGACTTGATGTCCGCACAAGAAATTTGACCGTGAATCGTATCCAGCAGCGTAGACTCATGAATACACCCTAATGAACCTGTCACGAATCCTACATAATATTGACCAGAAGAGAATAGCTCTACAAGATCTTCTCTCCATTCTTTATAGAGATTCCTGACCGCATCTCCAAGGTAGTATGGATCTTCCAACCATTGGTCAATGGGAACCGGGAACTCATCATATTCGAGTGAAGCAATTTTTGAAAAGAACTGATTGTTAGAAACTAACTCGTTGAATAATTCAACCTCATCATTGGAGAACGAGTCCAGAATTCCTGACAACGTATCGTCTACTTCTTTCTCACGAAGTTCCGACCAGCTCTTTAACCGTGTGTGATGAACGACCATTCATCAGCCCTTCAGACCAGTGCTCCCAAAGCCCCCGGTGCGCATTTCATTTCGTACTGGCACCCCTGGAATTCGAAACGCCAAACCCATTTCTAGCTGGCCAATACGATCCCCGGGAGATAAGGAAAATTCCTTTCCGGACTTATTGTCGAGAATCACGAACATCTGAAAGCCTTCGTAGTCAGCTTCAATCGTTCCAATCTCACAGCCAATCCTCGCTTTAGAAAACGAAGATCTTGGGAGAATCCGGAATCGGGGAACGACATCGAACCCAAGGTGGGTCCACTCCGAAATTCCCTGGCGATCCACATCAACAATAAAGAGACCAGTGGGAAGCGCGACAGAAGTACCGTTGGGAATTGTCCAGACTTTCGTCTCCTCATCCCACCAAACATCCCCCACTCCCCCAGGCTGAAGTGAAATATCAGCAGCACAACTCAAGAGTGTTTTGTATTCAAAGCTTCCATACGAACCACGAAAATCTATTCTGAAAGGAAGCTTCATGATTTTTTCCTCGGCGTTCTTCGAATGGGAGTTGGTGGAGGTAGATTTGATTGCTGATCGGCTTGCTGTATTAGAGTGAAGAGCGTCTTTTGCAATTTCTCTGGATCACTCTTGAAGTGAAACTCCTTCCCACTCTGCATGACGATAGTCGCTCCACCCTCGGGCCGGGGACCGATTCCCTCAACACGCATCACATCAAACCATAATCCATCAATATCAACGAAAGCTTTCATTCGGGAATCTCCAAAAGTGATAGTGCGGACGTCTGCACAGGGACAAGATACGCCAGAATTGCCCCTTGCATTTTCGAAGGATGCTTATCCTTTGCACTCAAAAGCTCATCAATAACCTCGCCTTGGGAAATTCGACGTTGCCGAGCTATCGCTTGCACGACTTCGAAGGTCTCCGGTTTAACTCTGACCGACAACATCTTTTTCAAGTGCTTACACCCCAAGCCATTGTTCCTACTTACAGATCAACAGCAATTGCTTGCACTTGCAAGCACGGGATTAGTTCAATGATTTCAAAGAAAAAACCACCGCATTGATTTGCAGTGGCTCGCAACTGTGGAAACATGATCATTTCCTAAGATAGCTCAATTACATGATTTTCACAAAAAGATCTCAAGTCTCCCAAAAGCGTCCCGATACCTTATGTAGGACGGAGAAACGATTCAATGGAGGTGTGAAATGAAAGCTCTTCTCGCAATTCTGGCTCTGGGTCTTTGGGGATGCGGCGATGCGACAAACGACGCCGTGGATGCGCTGACACAACAAAACCTCGCCAAGGCTGAGGAGTCCCCTTCGGGAACCGGGAAGGACGGCAAGGACGGCGTGAACTGCTTTGACTCGGTCGGCGACCGCAACACAGATGGAGATATCAATGCCGATGATTGCGTTGGTCGGGATGGTCGAGACGGCCAGGGATTAAAAGGTGACAAAGGGGACGCTGGAGATCGAGGAGCGCAAGGTGAGCGTGGAGCTGATGGGGTTGATGGAACACAGGGGGCTCAGGGGGCTCAGGGAGCGCAGGGAGCACAGGGGGCTCAGGGAGCACAGGGATCACAGGGTAACAATGGGGCACAGGGTAACGATGGGGCTCAGGGAGCGCGAGGACCCTCTGTCCTCGCTTATGATGTCAACGATACCCTCGCTGGTTTTGTGTTCGATGCTTCCGATTTTCCTTCTAGCCTTGTCGTAGTCACCGAGGATGATCTGTTGCACACAATCTCAGTCTCGACTGGTCACACTCTCAAATATTTCAAAGCTAATAGCCCCACCACTAACAACATTCTTCTCTTCGCTCTATAAAATTGCACTGGCAATGATGGTTGGGCACTGGAGCGACCATTTCCTAACCAAGTTATTGATGTGAATGGTACGAAATTTGTAACGACAAACGCTGATTCCGAATCGGTTTACTATCGGAGCTACGGCGAACTTTCAGCAAGTGGAATGACATGCACAAACGACACCGGAACCCTTGATTCATATCCTCTCGATAATAGAGGTCCAAACACGGTTCTCACGGGTCCATTCACCTTCGATTACGAGTAAAAGTCACAAGGTATTCCCATCACAAACATGATGGGAGAGCAACCAGAACGAAAGGGGCGATCATGCTTAGGTCCATAGTAATTGTCAGTTTGTTTTGTAGTCAGTATGCACAGGCTGGATGCCGAACCAACAATGTAGGATCGATGCGGTTTTCCAATTGCGACGATGGAAGCTCATACACAACAAACAAAGTCGGCGGCATGGAATTCACTAACGGACACAATAGCAGAACAGGATCATCCTGGTCATCGACAAAGACCAAAGTAGGCGACACTGACTTCTATAACGGAAGGGATTCTGATGGAGACTCCTGGAACGCGACCGGCACTCGGCTGGGTAACAGCTACTTCTACCACGGAACCGACAGCGACGGAGACTCTTTCAGTGGAAGCAAGCACAAGATTGGGAATACATGGTTTGGTGATTGAGTAACGCCGCCTAGACCAATGCAGAGGTTAAACAAGGTTTCTGGGTCATTGTAGACCAAAGCGCAACCTAAGCAGCGTCCAGAATAGAGTAGTCTCTTTTGACTACATTCTCAAGAGAATCTCGCGCAAACACATTGGGAGCAGTCAATTCCAAAAGCTCCCACATCTCCTTGCTCATAAGCTTGATTTCCCACTGTGCTGGCTTGTCTAGCCTCTGCTGGAAATACTCAAGGAGAGCGCGGAAATTGCCAGACACAACAATGTTCGTCTCTATCGCGTTTGGAAACACGTACCGAGCATCTTCTTTCGGGACCCCAAGCCCTGTGAGCACCTTGTAGCAATCAAGACTACGGTTCATGTGATCGATATACACCCTGAGCGCCTCAGGATCCTTCTCTATCGACGGCGGGATCACATAGGGAAGCTCCTCATACGTGACGAACCGCTGAGATTCCTGACAGTATGAAAAAATCCGATGCCGCACGAACTGATGGGAACACGCCCTCGATACCCCAGAGACAAAAAACGAAGCGTGAGCGTGCTCAAGAATCCCGAAATGACCGCGCTTGATCAAGCTTCGCAAGAAAGCAGGATTAGTTCCTGACTTGTCTATGGAACCGTAACAATTCCTAGCCGCAAACTCGATCTTATTCTCAGGTTTTTCAGTACAAGAAATCATCGATACTCTCATATCAGCCTCTCCTTCTCTAACTGCTTAATAAACCCTTCCACTGGAACACATTTTGAACAAGGAGTATTTCTCACTATATCGAGAATCTCACTGTCGATATCATTCAACTCAACCTCTGAATCATATACTGCCAATACCGTTTTGTTGCATAGCTTGCAAATGATCTTTTCCTTCATCTCCGTTGCCTCCTAAGCTCCAAAGACCTTATCAACTTCTTGAGCTGGGGGATGCTCAACTGAGAGATGTGCGCGTGATCTGGCAATATGTTCAGTATCTCAGCCATTCTCTTGTAGGCTTTCCCTCGGTGCATCTGTCTATTCTTCCAAATGGGATCGAATAGCGCATGAGCTTTTTTACGCAGAGTCCTGAATTCTTGATTAGCAAGGAAACCTTTTGGTCGGTAGCTCTTTGGGTGACATCCAACATAAGCCTTGCAGTCGGGACATATCCAGACAGGAAGAAAATCCTCTTTGTACGGATAAAGAGGATTTCCAAACTTGGCGAGCTGAGGCTTCCCCGGACAGTAGGGGCATTTGCTGATGAACTCCTGCTCTCGTTCACTAAATGAACTCACCGCATAGTCAGCGAAATTGACCACCCCTACTCCTCCCCGGATTCAGTCATATCAAGAGGAATCTTGTAAGCCTTGGTCATAGCCTCTGGATCAAAATATGGATTCGTATTGCAAACCCGAATCTTCGACCCGCAAATAAAACACTCGTACTCATCCGCCGCATAGACATGAGAACCGTGCCAGACACAGATGCATCCCGTTTTGACGCACTTCATTTCTTTTTTGCAGGGAACACAAATCTTCACAGACACCTCATGCAAATGACAACACACACAATGTTGAGACAAAACATCCAGGGAACAAGATCTGCGTCGATCATTGACGCGCCCTCACCCCGACCCGAGCTATCCCGTAGCACTGAAGGAGACTGCTAGGAGCTGAAGTCCAGACGTCATCCCTGCTTGTCCCCTGGTTCGGAATCCACTTCTTACCAATCGAGAGCCCGGTAGTCATACCTCGTCGATGAACCAACACAATCGACTGAGTCTCCCAGGCTCGCCTGATTTCATCCTTGGTCACCCGTTGACCTTCATCTGTGTAGTAAATCATTCTCAATCTCCACACCAAATTCCATCTGGTCGCATTTGAGCAAAAGACAAAAGACTATACAAAACTCGTTTGACATTTCCTTGTGTGCATTTCCAATAATCATCAACAGGATCGTCTCTTAACTTAGAAATAGCGGTTTTTAACAACGGAATCGTTTCAGCTCCAGACTTTCCATACAAAAACCTAATCCCATCCAAGCCGAAAACTTCGACAAAAATTGGTCGATAATTCTGGGTGATGCTCAAAAACAATTCGTTAGAACCGCCGACTTCGTAGTTGGCACCAAGAATATGGTGATTACCGCATATCACGAGCACGTCTTTACTGACTGGATCCTCTAACCACACGTTATAGCTCAAACCGACTTCTCCTGATCTCGTCTGATTACGTCCAGTAAGGATTTGACAAAGCTAGCTTCTTCTGAAATCACACACACCTCCATTGCTCTTTGACAACGCATCCTACACCATGCAATATCCCTAGAGCAAGTAGGAAAATCGCAACAAAGGTCCCGATAGCATTGCGTGATTTTTTAAGGAAATTTTCCTCAAGTTCCTTAATATTGTTCCGAAGAGATCAGTATAAGGAATGGAGGTGGACCATGACCGACGAGACAAAGACCAACGAAACCGAACCCAAATCCCACAAATTCGAGATTCCTATCGAGAACTGGGAGAAATTCGAAAAGAGAATCGAACAACTGAACCGGAAGGCTGAGAAGCTCGGCTGTTCTGGAATCATGATTTGGGGAACCGAAGACAAGGTAGTGGTTGAATTCGATGACGATCTTCAACACGAAGTCCAATACACTGTCAAGGTTATTGAAATCACTGGAGCATCGCCCAAGCTCAACGGTTGGGAATTTATAGCAAAAGTCGAATCCACTCCTGAGGGGATTCTGATCAACGCCATTCCCGGTGAGGAAATCCCAACCCACTATCGGGAAAACAAACAGCAATGCGAACACTGCAATAGCAAGCGCCAACGGAAGAAGCTCTACATCCTGAGGAACGAAGCTGGGGAGTACAAGCAGGTTGGAAAAACCTGTCTGAAGGATTTCCTTGGCCACACCAACCCTGAATCCATTGCGAGCTGGTTTGAGATGTTTCATTCGTCTCTTTCTGAGGCTACAGAGAAAACTGGAAGGCAATCCGCTTCTATTCCAGCATTAGAGATGCTT